CCCTGCGTTGTACTTTTCCTGCAGGTGTGCTACTGCTTCTGCTCGTATGTCTCTCATGCTGTAGCCCTCGCGTTAATGCTGTCCTGTGTCAGTGTGTCGCAGTAGTCCGCACCTCTGGACTTCAACCACTGGTTAATGTGTTTCGATGTGGTGACGCTCCAGAAGTCTTCCGTGCGGAAGTAGTTACCCTCTGCCGTCTGTAGTGCTACTGGTGTCTCGTAGCTGAAGAACACAGTAGTCCCGTCTGCGAATGTTACCTCTGTCTTGTTACTGCCTAGCTGTCGTAGTTGCATGTCTTAAGCCCTCCTGTGGCTCGTGTGTTGACTCACAGTTGGACACTCTAGCGAATGCCCAACGATTAGTCAACCTAGTACTAATGAATCTAGACCGTGTCGCTTTTCGTACTCGCTGAACTCTAGCGGTCCGCAACCGTTGTCCCACTTAGAACCTTCCCAATACGTTCCCGACTTGTACCGCTGAATAGCGTGGCCTTTTTCAAAAGACACCACCCGTGCGTGTACCTCCCCTAGCTGGTCCCGTAGGTAATTTTTAACTGCTACTGCTTCGTTTAAGTCCTGATAATACATAACGCCTCCTTAGATGTAGTCCCAGTATGCACCGTGCTTGTCTTTACGGTACTCGACATTGTATCCGTTATCGAGTAGCCACTGTCCTACAGGGTTCGGGATAGTAGAGCACATATCATAGTCGTAGATGTCGCCGTTGTCGTCTAGCTCTACGCAACAGGCGCGACCTTCGCCGTGCTCAATGTGCTCGAAGTATAGACGATCGTCACCCACACGATGGACCTCGTATAGCCCAGCATACTCTTTATCATTTACGTTTTTCATAATTAATTCATTACCTTATTTATTGAAGATGTAGCCATGATACAGGAACCACCGACGATGTCTAGTGTAAATATTCACACAAACAGACTATTGACCGCCGCTGTCATTCTATGTTACTCGCGTGTGTGCGCGTAATAGAAAGGCTCGCGTAGCAACAATCGTGCCAACTTTGTCAGCTCAGGTTATGGCCTATAGGCACCAACACAGGCTCACACACTTGTCAACCCATGCAAACTCCATGCCAGTTTTACCCATGCAAAACCCATGCCAACTTTTGTCGCTACCATAGTTAGCCCCGTGTGTCAACCCATGTTGACCCCATGCAAGAACCGTGCCAACTCTTGGGTCTAACATAGGCCGCGCCCTGTGTCAACTTTTGTTGAAACCTGAGAAAAACTTGGGGTCGGGGGAGGGGTTGACATGTGTTATACTTTTGTAGTAGCCCCTTAGACACAAAATAGGGTAAAATTAGAAAAATTACACTAAAATTAAACATATGTAACCCTTTGTTTTTACTCGTGTTTGTACTACCCTGCTATTTACCCTAAAAATAGCTTGACTTTCAGGTAAACATGTGGTATACTATAGTCATATTGAGGGACAATTTTAGTTATGACCGATGTTGTTAAAAAAAGAGGTCGTGGCAGACCCCGTAAGTCCGAAGTAGCCGCTGTAAAACCCGGAAACAAGGGTGTAGTTGGTCGACCAAAGGGTGACGCAGCGATAATTAACGAGTACAAAGCACGTATGTTGGCTTCTCCGAAGTCACGTAAGGTGCTAGAGACTATTTTTGATGCTGCTTTGGACAACGACCATAAGAATCAGGCTGCTGCTTGGAAACTTGTGATGGATCGTATACTACCAGTGGGTGCCTTTGAGAAGGACGTAGTCAAAGATGCTGGTCGTAACGCTATACAAATTAATATTTCTGGTGTTGGTGCTGTTGACGTGGGTAGTTCTGAAACAATCGAAGGGGAAGTAGTAGAAAATGACTCTTAAGCACTTTACAAGAGAAGAATTCGATTGTCAGGTCTCTGGTACCAACAACATGGAACAAGAATTTCTAGAGAAGTTAGACGGTTTACGGGCGTACTGTGGATTTCCTTTTGTCATTACTAGCGGATATAGACACCCGACACTACATCCAATAGAGCGAAAAAAAGATGTTCCCGGAACTCACGCCCAAGGGATCGCGGCAGACATAAAAATAACAAACGCCGCTGATCGCCTTAAGCTTGTCCGTGCTGCTCTTGAACTTGGGTTTACAGGTATAGGTATTGCTTCTGACTTTGTCCATGTCGATACCCGTGGCACAACACCAGTAATGTGGACGTACTCATGAAGTTTTCTCACGGTGACGCACTAACGGCAGGATCTGATAATCATATTCTAGAAGTACCTTCTGGTTACGATGCCATTGTTACTTACTTGTTTATCTCTAACACTGGCTCCAACAAAAGCATTGATGCTAAATGGGTACACAACGGTGTAGACATTGATTTTTTATCAGGCAAGAACGTAAGTGGTGGTGAGTTTCTAGAGTTTGGTGGACAGTTCGGTGAGTTTCTTATAGCAAAAGAAGGTGACACCCTAACGCTTACGCCAGAATCAGGTTCTACGTTTGTCAGCATCATTTCGTTTGAACTGATCCCTGCAACGCCAAGGTTAAACTTTTGACTGATCTAAACATAGAACTGCTGCCGTGGCAACAAGAAGTCTGGGCAGACGAAACAAGATTTAAAATAGTAGCTGCTGGGCGACGTACAGGTAAGTCTAGATTAGCAGCATGGATGTTGATTGTTAACGCACTACAGGCAGACAGAGGCCATGTATTTTACGTCGCACCTACTCAGGGACAAGCCAGAGACATTATGTGGGCCACCCTTTTGGAACTGGGGCACCCTGTTATTGCTGGTAGTCACATTAATAATCTTCAAATTAAGCTTGTCAACGGAGCCACAATCAGCCTCAAAGGTGCTGACAGACCAGAGACAATGCGAGGTGTCAGCCTTAAGTTTTTAGTCTTGGACGAGTACGCAGACATGAAACCTGACGTATTTGAGCAAATCCTGAGACCTGCTTTGGCTGACCAAAAAGGATGTGCCATGTTTATTGGTACACCTATGGGAAGGAACCACTTTTATGAACTGTACAAATATGCGGAACTGGATGATGACCCTACGTACAAAGCTTGGCACTTTACGAGCTATGATAACCCGTTGTTGGACCCAAGTGAAATCGACATTGCTAAACGCAGTATGTCTTCCTATGCGTTTCGCCAAGAATTTATGGCGTCGTTTGAAGCTCGCGGTTCAGAAATGTTTAAAGAAGATTGGGTTAAAATGGACGAGGACGGGCCAGAGATTGGGGACTATTATATCGCGGTGGACTTGGCTGGGTTTGAAGAAGTAAATAAAAAACGGACAAAGAATACTAAGCTAGATGAAACTGCGATTGCCGTCGTTAAAGTCAACCCTCATGGTTGGTATGTTGATAATATTATTTACGGGAGATGGAGTCTTGACGAAACGGCTGCTAAGATTTTTCAGGCCGTCAGAGATTACCGCCCCATATCCGTTGGAATCGAAAGAGGTATTGCTAAGCAAGCTGTAATGTCTCCTCTGATGGACATGCAAAAGAAATACGGTACGTTCTTTAGAGTTGAAGAACTAACCCACGGAAATAAAAAGAAAACTGACAGAGTAATGTGGGCTTTACAAGGGCGTTTTGAAAACGGCTTTATTACTCTAAACAGGGGAGAATGGAACAGTAGATTCTTAGATCAACTCTTTCAGTTTCCTGATCCACTGACTCACGATGACTTGGTTGATGCTCTAGCCTACATCGACCAGTTAGCAAACGTGGCTTATGACTACGAATACGAAATCGAAGACCACGAAATCTTAGACGTAGTAGCAGGATATTAATATGGATGATTTATACGAAACAGACCCGTTATTGATTCAAGAGTCAATCGAAGACTGGGTCATCAACAAATGTGAGGACTGGCGCGACCACTATGAGTCGAATTATGAAGACCGTTTTGAAGAGTACTACAGACTATGGCGTGGTATATGGGACCCTGCTGACAGTGAGCGTAGGTCTGAGCGTTCCCGTATTATTTCTCCTGCACTTCAGCAAGCTGTCGAATCTAATGTAGCAGAACTTGAAGAGGCTACTTTTGGGCGCGGCAAGTGGTTTGACGTGTCTGATAACTTTGGTGACAACCAAAAGCAAGACGTGTTGTTCTTGCGTAACAAGCTAAGCGAAGACTTTGAAAACTGCATGATCCGTAAGTCTGTTGCGGAATGCCTTATTAACGCGGCAGTCTTTGGTACAGGCATTGGTGAAATTGTCATCGAAGAAATGAAAGAGATGGCACCCGCTACCCAGCCTGTGATGGACGGTGACTTGACAGCGGTTGGTGTGAACGTTACAGACAAAGTCAAAGTAAAACTCAAGCCTGTACTACCTCAGAACTTTCTGATTGATCCTGTAGCTACGTCTGTAGAAGACGCCATGGGTGTTGCTGTTGACGAGTTCGTCAGTATGCACCAAGTAGAACTTCTGCAAGAACAGGGCGTCTACAGGGACGTTTACGTAGGCCCAGCGTCTCCTGACACTGACCTTGAGCCAGACCAAGATCTTACTATCTACAACGACAACAAAGTACGCCTAACGAAGTACTACGGTCTTGTTCCTCGTGATCTTCTTGAAGAAGCTATTGAAGATTCTGTAGAAGAAAAAACAAAGTATGTCGAAGCAGTGGTTGTAATCGCCAATGGCGGCATTTTGTTGAAAGCCGAGGCTAACCCCTACATGATGCAGGATCGTCCCGTAGTGGCCTTCCCATGGGACGTAGTGCCCGGTAGGTTCTGGGGACGTGGCGTATGTGAAAAGGGTTACAACTCACAGAAGGCTCTGGACACAGAACTACGCGCTCGTATTGACGCACTGAGCCTAACCATTCATCCTATGATGGCTATTGATGCCACTAGGCTACCCCGTGGTGCTAAGCCAGAAGTACGTCCGGGTAAGATGATCTTAACCAATGGAGATCCTCGTGAAGTACTTCAGCCTTTCAACTTTGGTCAAGTTAATCAAATCACTTTTGCTCAAGCAGGAGCACTGCAACAGATGGTACAACAAGCCACCGGAGCAGTTGACTCAGCAGGAATCGCTGGTAGTGTTAACGGCGAGGCTACTGCCGCTGGTATCAGTATGTCTCTTGGCGCTATTATTAAACGTCACAAGCGCACCCTGATTAACTTCCAGCAGTCTTTCTTGTTGCCTTTTGTTAAGAAAGCAGCACATCGGTACATGCAGTTTGACCCTGAGTCGTACCCTGTAGCAGACTACAAGTTTAACGCAAGCAGTACTCTAGGCATTATTGCTCGTGAGTACGAGGTTACACAGCTTGTACAACTGTTGCAGACTATGGATCGTCAGTCGCCTGTGTACAACACACTAATTCAGAGTATTATTGACAACATGAACTTGTCTAATCGTGAAGAGTTGTTAGCAGCTATGGCTAAAGCAATGCAACCTAATCCTCAGGTACAGCAAATGGCTCAGGCAACACAGCAAGCACAGCTACAGTTCCAGCAGTCTCAAACAGCAGCCTTGTCAGCACAAGCGCAAGAGTCGCAAGCTAGGGCTGCTAAATTGGCTGCAGAAGCGCAAGCAGTTCCTCAGGAGCTAGAAATTGACCGTATCAATGCTGTTACTCGTAACCTTAAAGAAGGTGACGCAGAAGACAAAGAGTTTGAACGTCGTATGAAAGTAGCAGACCGTCTACTGAAAGAAAAACAAATAAATGCAGGAAATTTCCCGTAATAGAGACGACATTTAAACAAGGAGAAAACTATGTACGTTAAAGTAACAAACGGTGCGGTCGATCAATACCCTTACACGATAGGCCAGCTACGCCGTGATAACCCAAACACGTCTTTTCCAAAGACAATCCCTGAAGCAATGTTGGCAGACTGGAGTGTATACCCTGTCACAGTAGAAGATCAACCTTCTTATGAGCATGACGAAACCGTAGATGAAAACTCTACGCCTACGCTTTCTAACGGAACATGGACTGTTGGTTGGACTAAGCGCGACAAGACGCAAGACGAGATTGATAACGAAGCTGCAAGTGTCCGTAGTCAGCGTAACGAGCTACTTAAAAACTCTGACTGGACTCAAATGGCTGACTCACCGCTTACCTCCGCAGAAAAAACAACATGGGCCACGTATAGAACTAACCTTCGCAATGTCCCAGACCAAACAGACTTTCCAACGAGCATTACATGGCCTACTAAGCCATCAGATGATGATTGATCTGTAATGGAGTAATTTAAATGTTAACTAACGCAGAACTAAATCTTCTACTAAACGAAGTAGACAAAAGATTTGAAAATGTTTCTATTAAAGTACAGGAGCTAGAGCAGAAGCTTAAGGAGATGCAAGATGCCCAAGTCGAAAGACCCAAAACTAGCACGGGCAGGCGTAAGCGGGTACAACAAGCCAAAGCGGACGCCTAGTCACCCTACTAAGAAGTTTGTAGTAGTAGCAAAAGAAGGTGACAAGACTAAGACTATTCGTTTTGGCGATGCCAAGATGTCTATTAAGAAAGACCAACCAGCGCGACGTAAGTCGTTTAGAGCACGTCACAAGTGTGACACAAACCCACCTAGTAAACTAACAGCACGATACTGGTCGTGTAAAAAATGGTAAGGAGATAGTTATGCCAATGGGGAAAGGAACATACGGTACTAAAGTAGGACGACCACCAAAGAAAGCAAAGAAACGAGGTAGTTGTGGCAGCAAAAAGAAAAAGTAGTACTAAGAAAGCCAACGACGCATGTGCTAAGAAGGTCAAGTCTCGTTACAAGGTCTGGCCTTCTGCGTACGCCTCTGGTGCTGTAGCTAAGTGTCGTAAAGTAGGCGCTAAGAACTGGGGTAACAAAAGTGGCCGTAAGAAAAAGTAAGAAAGGTGCTGCCCTTAAGAAGTGGTTTAAGGAGGAGTGGGTAGACGTTAAAACAGGTAAACCTTGTGGACGTAAGTCTGCAACTAAGTCTAAGCGTCCCTATCCCTCCTGTAGACCTAAAGCTGTTG